ATCGCCCACATTGGAACCAACCAATATGTTGCGCGTGATGTTGTCCATGTCGATTGCGGCGTCCTGCCCGTTAATCTTGACACTCTGTTGCAGCGAATTAAATAAATCCGTTGCATTCAGAATATCGGTTAACTTGACGATCTGGCCCCGTTGGATCAGCGTCTTGCTAATCTTGGTCAACGAGATTGACCTCTCGCCCACAGTCGAAGTATCACCTTCAGTGAGGGTGTTGATGTCAGTCGCCTTGGGAGTATCCCAACGAAACATAGAGATGGCTTTATGACCCGACTTCGGTGGAAGCGGAGTCTTAGAGCCGAACTGATCCAGTACCAGTGCTTGTACAGCGTAGGTCAGTAATTTCTTACTGAAATAATTTTGATACTGGCCAGATAATGTAGTAGTGGTATTTGTTGCCATAACTAATTATTCCTTCCATCAGTACCCAGCCTGACCGCAGCTAATGAAGCTGGATTAAAACATATCGTTGTCAAGGTGCATGGCGGCGTCAATAAGGTATTTCTCCTGTGACTCCATGTCCATATCCTCAAAACTTCTTGCTCCATCCAGTTTCTCCGCTGTGAATCCGCCTTGTACCGACGTTTTCTTTTCCAGTTTATTGTATTTTTTCTGTAACTCATCAAACTTGGAAGCAGCATCCTCAGTGTTGCCCGACTCCAAGGACAGCTTTGCCATCTGTACTGACAAGTCCAACCCATCAGGGCCGGAAGTCAGTGACGGAAATTGCTGTAGCAGAGACATCGCCTTCTGGGTTATGGGTTTGCTGTTGTCTCTCAAGTCCGGGTTGTTCGTCATCAATTCTTGACGCTTCACTTCCCAAGCCTGATCGCGCTCGGCCTTGAAGGAGTTGATCTTGGCTTGTTCGCTCGCCTCTTTAAGCTCTCCAGCTTTAGAGCGGGCGTCCTCTGCCAATCCAGTGTCTCCCTCATTGTCAAGCCTAACAGCCGCATCCTCATAATCCTCGGCAGTAAACCCCTTATCATCCCGATACCCGCTCTGTGCAGCCAACTGCTGGCGTTGGATTTCCAACTCCTGCACTTGCTTCTGCAAAAGAGCAGCGTCCTGCTTGTTCTGTTCCTTGGCCTCGTTTACACCAGTCCAAGCCTTTCCCAAGCGAGCCTGATTCTTGGCATACTTGCTCTGCTTCTTCTCGTCGGCAACCTCTTCAGGCTGCGCTTCTGTCAATGAACTACTGTTCTGAGCGTCTTGATCTGGAGGAGGCGGTTCCTCGACTTCCTCTTGTTGTAACCCCGGTGGAGTCTCCTCCGTTTCCGGTTCAGGTTCTGGAAGTATCTCTACTTCCGGTTGTTCCCCCGCCTCAACAGAAGCATCATACTCCTGTGCAGCAGCCAACAGTTGGTCGGCGGTTATATCGCCAGTTTCCTCTGCCATCAAACACTCCTTTATTTTTGAATGCTGTCCTCGTCCTGCCCCCGCATTCATCGGGCAGACCGTGCTGTGATGTCTTAACTCAACGAACGCTCGACATCAAATGCGTCCGTTGTAAATTCTTCAATAGGCTCAACATCCTTCGCCAGAGCCTCAAGTGTATGCACCGTCGTTCTCATCCCATTTGCATATCCAGCCTCTATTTGCAAGTTCTTTTTATCGCACTGCATCACTACGTGGGAGTTTTGCCGTAAAACCATGTTCAATAACACAGCCCTGAGCTTTGTCCCCGATGTCCCTGACAGGAATTGTCTCAGCGCATATGCGTCTTCTGAGTTCCAACCGGGGTCTTCCACCCAAGGGAGCGTACTAGATAGACGCCAAGCAATACTAATAAACTTAAAGAATCTCACTAATAGTCTCCCTGCATCGCAACCGCTTCCGTCTCCTCAATCGCTTGAGCTTCGGGTTGCGGAACTTGTCCGGTCATCGCTTGAACCTCCATCTGACCCTGCTCCTCCTTGTTCGGCATGAAGCCAAGCTGCATCAGGTACTCCTCGACATCCTTCCGCAACGCTCTCGCGTTGTTGGTGTCCAGTTCCTCGTAGGCATTTAGGAGTTCGCCCAGTCTGGAGCTGATTGCTTGTTGGCCTTGAGGTGGAACCTGCATACCATTCTGTCTGGCTTTCTCAAGGAACTGCATCAGCACCCCGATCCTTACCCGATAATCCTGACCGCCCTGAAGCGGGATCATCTCGCCAATCAATAGCGCAGGAATGATCTTCTTCTCATCGGAAACCTCGTTGCTCTCCTTCTCGTTCGGGTCTTGGATTAGCCTCGGAATCAGTGACGGGTCTTCCAGCTCAAGAATGCTCTTGTCCAGCTCAACCTGATTGATCCACGGGCTACCCGCAAACAACTGCTTCCGTTGCACCGCCTTGTTCAGCAACATCGCCTTGCTAATCATGTCCATGCCACCACGAGGCTCAATCTGGTACTCGTCATGCAACGCAACCGGATCAACATTCAGGCTGTCCTCAAGGAAACGGTACTGTAAATCCTCTCCATCAAACTGAACCAGAAGCTCCCATGCCTGACGATATAGCGTCCCCAATGCCTGACGGAAAAGTCGCAGCCTCAAATCCATATTCTGCTGGGCTTGGGCATTTATGGACTCGATCTCGGTGGCCGTCCGGCGGTCACTTGAACCTCCTGCCTGATTGATTCCATAATCAGGAACCGTAACACGGTTCTCCGCAACTGACTGTGTTAACTGCAACTCCTTATCAAAATCTATAGGCGGTTGAGGCATCGTGACAGGCGCAATACCAAAGGGCAGAATCTGTCCGGGCTTCATCCGCAGGTTAACCGAGTTCGGCAAATCCCGTTCAGCCCTGAAGAGAGGCTGATTGAAGAGCGTTCCGCAGTCCATCCGCTCATTCCAAACCTTGTTCAAGCTGGCCTCGAAAGCTCCGAGCATTTCGCACACGCCACGGGGGCTGTACCAGCCGCCATCCGTGATCTCGTACTCACACGAAACAAACGGGGGTTGGCCATGATCGTAGGGAACCTCCATCGTGTCCCGCAACTTGATATCCGGGGCTTGTGGAGAGAAAGTTTCAACTTCCCATTTCCCATCCTTCTCTCTCCGGTTATAGACTTCCCAAACAATTACCTGATCCTTGTCAGGACTGAACGTCAAGCCCTCGCGTATCTCACGCTTGTTGCGGAGATCGCTGCTGACGCCTTCGTCCTGAGCCATCCCGCCCCGAATCTGGTCAGTAATCTTCTTTGAGTCCTTGTAAATTCCAGCCCGCTTGTAGGCAGCGAGGCTCATAGGCAAAACGTGCGTGAACCTGTCAGCACTATCCATGCCTTTCGTCCAAGGCGGGACAATGACATACATCGGGTCAACCGCCTGAAACTCAACCCGCTTCTTGTCCGGGTTCCAAAACACCTTCATCACTCCCCGACCACCCATTAACATATGGTCGATCCAGCTCATCACTTCCGGTGCGTAGTTACTCTTCTCATGCAGCTTATAGGAAAACCATTGCTCCGCAGCTGAGGTAAATCCTGCAAGCTGGGAGCGCATCGGCACGAACGTGGCCAACACCTCAAGCCCCATCGCTTGCTGAAAGAACCCCGGCTTCAGCTTATTGATGGTTGTGTCTATGAGAGGGAAGTGGGTATCAGCAGCGTTCGGCCACGGCTTGTGTTTACGACGCAAACCGTTGTTACGCATCTGATACCACAAGCCCTGCCGCGTCTCCCATTGGACACGCGACTTGATATCGTCCAGTACCTCGGTGTAAAGCTCTTCGCTCATTTATTCTTGTCCTTGACAATCCACCTTTGTGGCCCTCTAGCCTCTATTCTTTCGCCCTTCCTGCGAGCAGCTCGTTCTTCCGGTGACATAGTGGGCATCCCAGCTCTGGCAGTCCCCTGCCACACACTCTTCTTTCGGCCACCACCACCCTTCATCTGCATATATTTGTCTGGCATATTATTTCCTTAGTCCGTACTTCTTGCCACCCGCAGCCTTGCGTGGCGCAGATGCCATCTTGCGGCGTCCGGCCTTGGTAACTTTCCGCTTCAGTGTCTTACGCGCTCCGCGTCTTGCTCCGAGTGATTCGTCTTGTCTTGCCTTGTATCCTGCCATTGGTTTTTCCTTTGGTTGATTCCTGTTCCCATTCCTTTGCCATTGCTGGCTTGTTAGCGTGCATCCACCTTCGTTGCTTCTTACTCTTAAAAGGCATTATGTCCCCCACTTCCTCTGCTTTAATTTCTCCAACTCCTTCTCATGCTTTTTCAGCTTGTTGAGTTCCCGCAACTTCATCAATGCTTTTTCGTTCCTTAACAGCTTGTCAGTCTTCCGTTGGTCACGCGCAGCTTCATCAATGTCAGCCGCAAACGTAATGTCTTGAGGACTGGGCTTAACCCTCACTGGCCCCGCCTTTGTTTTAAGGCTCTTCATAACCCAGACTCTTTTCGGCATTATCTGCCCCTTCCACGGTTCCGACCACGAAGGTCAGGCGCGTGTTCGCCAGCCTTGAGGTCTTCCTTGGTTGGCACAGTAAATCCTTGTGGCGTAACTTCTCCCGCCTTGGTCTTGGGTTGCTTCTCTTTCTTTGCCATTCTATCTATCCTCCCAATCCATGAACTCGTTCGGGTAAGGATGCCGAACACCCATACCCATCCAAGCTATCCGCATCATCATCTCTGCCTGTAAGGCATCACTAATAC